CGCAGGGCCCGACAGGGTGCAAACCCTGTTAGGTTACCTGCGGTTCCGTCTATCCTAGTTGGTTACTAGGGTTATCCTTATCCCCCAGGGATGTTCTCCTGGAGGCGACCACCTTTGTGCATCAACCCGATGCTCAGTGGGTAAGGATTAGAATGGGTTAGGGCCGGTCAGCCCTCTCGCAATCATTAACCAGAGCTTGTGTGTTCACGCACATGATTGAAACCCCGCGAGGGGCCCAGTTAAGCACGTAAAGGAGCTTGTGATGGCTTTACCAATCACTACACTCCCCACACGGACTCGTACCAATCACTTGGACGGTCAAGGTAGTTTTTATGAGAGCGTTGTGGGGACGCGTCAAGCGAAACCCTACAACTATCCGGCGGCCTATTCGGTCAACCGGGTCTCAACTACCTATGCTAAGCTCTTCGGAAACACCACTACCCATGGTGGCATGGCTAACGCCAGCACCTCCAAGGGTGATTACTTGGTGGATCCAACCTGTAGCATGTCTTGCATCAGCAGCGAGATCGCCTGGGCAATTAATTCCGCCCGGGAAGAAATGATCAAGCTACTGAATGAAGAGGCCATGCTCGCCGTCAATATCGCCGAACGGCAACAATCGATCAACATGATGTCTAATCGTGTGATGCAGATATACCGTTTTACGTCTAAACTCAGACGAGGCGACATCCGCGGGGCTGCCGCAGAACTGCGCGTAAGCCCAACTCCTATACGTTCTCGCCCAAAAGGCAACGGACGTTGGAGGCGGAGCAAGGACTACTCTGATGCTTGGCTGGAGTTCCACTTTGGGTGGGAACCTTTAGTCAATGATATCGGGGCTTGTATTGACCTGCTCTCGAAGCCCATTCCGGGGGGGATTTTTACTGTAAAAGGTAGAAATATTCCTTTCGTGAAGACGCGTTATCAGCTGCTTAACCCCGCTTTTGGGGAATATCAGCGAAGAGAGCTCATGGGACGGGTGCGCGCGAAAGCTGGCGGTGATTTACACGTCAGCGATCCGAACGCCTACCTGGCGAACCGACTTGGGCTCGTGAACCCTTTGTCGGTAGTCTGGGAACTTGTTCCCTATAGCTTCGTCGTCGATTGGTTCGCAAACGTTGGCCAGTTTATTAGCCAATTTAGCGACCTTTACGGCTGCACGGTGCTTAACCCTTGGTATGGGTGGACTATGGTTATAGGTAGTAGCCGGTATGAGTATCACTATACATCGGGCGGGAGACTGCACGGTCAAGAAGTGAACCAAACTGCGCTATATTCACGGCGGTTTTTAGGCATTCCCAGCGTGAAACTGGGCATTCGCCCGGCCAAGCGACTTTCCGTCGTCAGGGCCGCAACCGCGATTGCGCTGTTGACACAGAAATTGTGATCTCAGCGCCACTTCTTTAACTGCTTCACCAACTAGTCTGAAAGGACACATCATGCCTTCGATCACAAGTATTACGATCAAAAAGAATGACGGTACCACCGATATTGTCTACACTGCCCAGTCGCCAAGCTCCGGGGATGGAGTTCCTGCTGTATGGAAATCCACCACCGTCGGCAACGCACCTGCACATCAACCGGAGTTCCGTCTTGCCAGCCGCGAGGCCGGCAAGGGAGCTAAGCGAGCTATGCGGAGCACTTACGTGTACCCACAGATCGCAACAAACTCCACCACTGGCTTGACCTCGGTCGTCGACCGGGCGTCAGCTGATACCAACTGGGTCTTCCCGAAAGGGATGCCTCAGGCGGACATCAATGAGTTTGTCTCCCAGTATGCCAATATGCTCGTCGCGACGCTTGTCAAAGACTGCGTCAAGGCTGGCTACTCGGCATCTTAATACCTAGGAGATAAACATGTCAGTGGACTTTTTGACACCGGAAGTGCAAGAAGTTGCCCTGAGCCTCATGGCAGGGCTAAATTGTGCTCGCTCACTCACAGTCGCAGTAATGATTCGTGAGCGCGAGTGGGAGCAACTTGTTAAACTCAAGTGCAACCCAACCCACTACTCCTGCGCAGAAAGCTACCTCCGGGCGGCTGCGGCGACCGATTTCCTAAGGAAACTCGATAGCCCGCTACCCGCGGTAGACTGCGAGGCGGCCACCTTCGAAAAGTGGTTAAACGCCGAACAGGAGTGCTTTAGAACCAATACACTGCTATATGAGTTCCTCGACTTCGGGACCATTCATGGATCCCCAGCCGAGGACGCAATCGTCGAGTTCTTCGATCGAATGCGGCAAAATCTCGAGTGGTTGATTGGTAGCGGGCCTGATCCGACCTTTGAGGGTCGTTTTGGTCCAGGGGCTACAATGTCAGACATGTCGGGTCGTACGACCGTCCCGCATAAAATGTCGACGAATCCGACCTTGACTCCCTCTGCCCTATACTACTTGGTCCCTTGGACTGGGACTAAATGGGCTTCCGCTTGCGCGGAAAGAGGGGATGGGATTTCAATCGTTAAAGGAAACTCTTACTTTACCGTCAGTAAAGATGCTCTAGCACGCAGACCGTGTGCAAAAGAGCCCTCCATCAGCGGCTACTATCAGCTCGGCCTAGGCCGGGAGATGCGTAGACGTCTGAAGGGTCGGGGAATTGACCTCGACGACGGACAGGATGTCCACAGGCAGGTCGCCTGCGCCGCTTCTCGAAGCGGTGAGTTCTGTACGATTGATCTATCATCAGCCAGCGATACCCTATGCCATGCTCTAGTCAAGCTGGCACTACCCCCTAAGTGGTTTTCCCACTTAGATGACCTACGCTCTCCATTCACGCGAGTGAATGGGACGTGGTATCGACTTGAGAAATTCTCGTCGATGGGGAACGGGTACACATTCGAGCTAGAAACTGCCATTTTCACGGCAATCTGCATGGCTCTTGACCCTGGGCTTACGCCCGGTAAAGATCTATGGGTCTATGGCGACGACATAATCGTCCCTACTAGGCTTGCTTCGTCTGTGCTTAAAGCTCTCCGTTTCTGTGGGTTTACCCCCAACAGCGACAAAACCTACGTAAGTGGGCCATTCCGAGAGAGCTGCGGTGGTGACTACTGGGACGGCCAGGCCGTGAGGCCTTACTATCTTAAGGAGTTACCAAATGAACCGCAACACTTCATCGCCCTCGCTAACGGCATTAGACGTCTGGCTCTCAGTTTCGGCCAGAGTTCTCGTCTTTTTGCTGATTTACGTCGTACTTGGTTTAAGTGTCTGGATTTTATTCCAAGCACTATACGCCAGTGTCGTGGCCCCGAAGAACTTGGGGACCTCGTCATACACGACAGCGAGAGAAGATGGAAAACCCGCTGGCGCGCCAATTGCATCCGCTACGTGCGTGTCTACCGGCCTTGCTCCCTTAGGGGAGTGAGTTTTGCTCGGTTTGACGCGACCGTACAGATGGCTGCGGCGCTTTACGGCGTATCCTTGTACCCATCAAAACCTAAGCCCGGCTGGCCGGACGGTTATGACAACCGTATGGTTATCGGGCGAGATGGTGTGACAGGATACAAAGTAGGTTGGCTACCGTACTCATAAAGAGTTCCGGTGGGGTGAGGTAATCCTCCTTTCTCGGCGAAAGCCGTATTGGTTGATATAAATTCCTCACATTCTTTGCCGGTTTCTTGTAGTAAACCGGTTGGTTGTCCTGTGAGGGACGTAAAGGAG